TTTTTTCCACATCGTCTTATTCCGTTTATTAAAGGTCTTCGTCTACCATAGCCAATGCTCCGATGAGCATAGCCTTTACCATTTCAGAGTTGTCATCCATAGCAATGCAAATTAAATCATCATTTTCATTATCCCAAGTTATTACAACAGCATTCTTATCAAAGACCTGTTCTAGTTGATCCATGATCCATTCGTGATTTGCGTAAGGCTCCTGTAAAGGAACCTCACGTTTTTTAAACTCTATAATGTTATCCATTAAGAGGAAGAAAACCAAAGTAGTGTAACAACCAAATAGCTACAAATACTTTAAAGACTTCTATAGCTATTTTAGTACAGGCCACTAGCATCCAACCAAACGCTTTTCCTGCCCCAGCCCCTACTTCTGTTGCTAAATCTTTTCCTGAATCTTTTCCTGAATCTCCCACTGCTTCTTCCTTTTTTAAACTATTTTTTAATACCCTTTGTAATTCTTCTAAGCTAGGTTTATTACTCATAAGTCACAACCTCCTGCTGTACATGCTAATGTCTGAGAACCTTCTGTAGTGTCACCTTGTTCGTAGTCTTGTAATAAATCAAAATTTACGTCAGGCATAGCCTTTACAGCTTTAATATACTCTTGTTCAGTGCAAGGAGTATAAGGTGCTTGAGCATAGGTGTGGTCAGAGTAAGGTAAAAAAGAGACACCAGTAAGTGAATCAAAGTTTTCATAACACCAAGCGCCTACAGCCATCCACTCATGTTCCTTAACATAAACGGTAACAGACACAGAATGCTCAGACCAGTACTTTTGATACGTCAACCAATTCTCTAGCTGTTGAATAGCACCTTGCTCGGAAGCTAAGATTGCACCATCAGGAGATTTAATTGGAAAGTAGAACACTGTTGTCTTAGCAGGGTTCATTGCATCGACTTCATTAGGAACTCCTGCATCCTTCAAGAAAGTTGTCAGAGGATCGTTATTAGCTTGGCGCACAGCACGTATATAATAAGGGGCAAAGCGCCCGTGAATACCGCTAGCACTGTCAACCAATTGGGATACCGTTCCAGAGGGTTTAATAGTTGTAATGGCTGTTGCTTGTTTGATTCCAAGTTTGTTTGCATATTCTTCATTTGCCTCTCTAGCTGCTTCTCTCATTTCCCTTAGCAACATTGGATCTGGGTCTTGAAGTAAGCGTGAGTCTTGAATACCAGTTAGACTAACACCCAATAGTGCCTCATCTTCACAATTAGTTTGCCAGACCTTGCGGACATAATGGAATTGAGTTAAAGAAGCTTGTAGCGTACCAAGAATAGCGGCAACTTTAACTTTTCGAATTAAGTCCTCGGAGGTGTCTCCTTGTCTACAAACAACTTCGGTGAGGTTACAAAGTTGGTTTGAACGTAACTGGATCTCTGCGCAGGGATTACAGCCAACAATACGATCACCATCACGGCGAGCAGGGGCCATAGAACGTGCGCCACCACGATTATAAATTCCACGTTCACCACTCCCGGATTTCATTAGAGCAATCCATTCATCCATAAAGACAGCCATAGAGGGCTTGGAGTCGTAGACAGCAGAGTTGTTAGCTAAAGCACGATAAGCGTTTTGTTCCCACCAACGGCCTGACTTACAGTCACGAATCTCTGGGTCTCCGAGGTCACTTAAACTAATCAGAGCAGAACGGCGTACACCACCTACTACAACTACTTCAGCAATTTTACAAATAATGTCGTGTACTTCTAAAGGTGTTAGTTTACGTCCTGCTGCTTTTTTGAACATAGCTGTTACGAATTTAAACAATTCAACTAACGGACCTGGACCGGAGGCACGACCACCCATAGTCTTTAGACGAGCGCCTTCAGGACGGATAGCAGAGAAGTCCCAATCATGTTCATTGCCAAGATACAACTCAGCAATTAGTTTACGTAGCCCTTTAGCCCAACCTTCAGCAGAGTCTTCGATGGTGAGGACACGGTTAGACATGTTAAAAGTATCATTAACGATAGGTAGCTTGTTTACGTACTGCGCTTCAGCAGAAAAACCAACTCCAGTTCCAGCCATTAAGATGAACAAGATTTCATCAAAGACTCGAATATGGTCAACGGCAGCAAAGCTACAGTTATAACCACGGAAGTGATTTCCTTCAAGTGCCTGTCCAGCAGACCACATGGCTCTCATAGAAGGCATAACCTCCCGATTTAAGATAGCTGTGTGAACTGTCTGGAATTCCGCATCAGTAATAATGTTATTACTAACTCTCGATTTCCAAAAGCCAACCAGTCTATCTACAGTCTCGGACCACGTCTCGCGACGATTTTCAGCGTCTATAAAGCGTGAGTAACGAGAAAGATGGATGAATGATTCGTAAGGTGTCATTTAAATTATCCTTCGTCTTTGTTTGATTTTTTCTTTTTAGGTTTTTTAAAAGAAGTAAAAGGGTCTTTAGCGATCACTGTTTGCGCCCCCCAAAGTTCTTTCATTTCTTCAATTTGTGCCGCCGTAAATTTAGCAGTGGTTGTCCCTATTTCTTTAAGGAAAGTGTTTAAGTGTTCTGTAGACTTTATATTAACCTTAATAAAGCTCTCAAAATAATTTTTAATATCCATAGTAATCTCCTTTAATGTATTTGATTCTTGTAGTGTGCTAGCTCTTTGTCTAAGTAAAGTTCAACTGATTTGACAATCATATCTCCATCTTCTCCGATGTCTTCATTAAGCCCTGCTAACCATTCCTTAACTCCTACTGATGACTTGCTAACATCAGCAGTCTGTAGAAGTATATAAATCAATCCGTAAGCTAATTGTTTTTCCGCAATAGCGTCTTCAAGGGTTTCAGGTTCTTCCTCTTTTTCACTCATAAAACTAACTCTCCTTCGTTAACAAACTCATCGCTGTTTTTAATTAACCGCCCTGTTTTAAAGTCATAAGCCATAGTACCAGACGGTCCTGTAAGTCCTGTGTACCTACACTTTAAGACTTTCGTCTGGATCGTGTTTCTCTCATTTTCGGTATCTGCTCCAATATTACGAGCAAAAGCAATAATATCCATTGAGATCTGTTTGATAGAACCTGAGCCTTTAATATCGTCCATAGAAGGTAACTGACCATCTTCAAATGACTTCCCTTGATTGCCTGTTTTGCGTAGATGGCTTATTAGGCCAATCCACACGTTGTATTTTTTAACCAAGCCTAGCAAGTCGTTCATTATTTTGTCGATTGCTTCGTTACCAGTTAGCCCTTCGGCCCCTTCGGAAGCCAAGATGGTGATATGGTCAATAAAAAGATACTTAGCCCCTGAAAGGCACATATACTCAAGAAAATCCATAATGGATCCATCACTGATACTACCTTGATGATCAAGAACAAGAAAACGGTCAGAGCCAAATACTTGATCAAAACCTTCTTTGTAATCTTCGATAGAAATTTCTTCATTAGCAGGGTTCCTGTTTAGTGCTGCACCTGCCATTTTTCTAACAGTTTCGGCAGGAGATTCTTCTAAAGAGATAATGCCAACTTTGTCTACTGTGGTAGTAAGTAAAGAAAGGGCAATCTCCCGAAGAAGAGTTGATTTACCAGAACCAGTACCAGAAGTCCAAAGAGTAATCTCGCCAAGACGCATACCACCGAGTTTTTCATTTAAGCCCTCCATTACTTCGGGATAAGGAACTGATTCCATTTCGTTATAGTTTTCAAACTGTTGCCACAACTCATCTTTGGTAAGAATACCAGCAGGAGTATACGACACAGCATCATAGATAGTTTTCAAGACCTGATCTGGATCTTTAACCCAAAGATCACAAGCATCTTTCTCAGAAGACTTGGCAATTTTAATCTTGTCATAACCAATTATCCGAGCAGCTTCCTTAGTAGCTGTTTGACCTGCGTCATCCTTGTCGAGCCACAGCACAACTTCATCAAAGTTACGTATCCACTCACGGCAAGCAATAAGATCATTAGTGGAGCTGCTGCTACGTAAGCTAACTACAGGGTAAAATGTTTTATAGCGTTTGTACCAAGCAGACTGAACCGCCATAGCATCGCACTCCCCCTCTGTAATAACAAGTCTTTTACCTCCGTTGTAAAGATTCATACCAAACAAACCTCCTTTAACAGTACCAACAGAGTGGAATGTCTTAGGAAGTTTTCTTACTTTATAACCAGATAATTCTGTCTTATCGTAAAAAGGATAGTAGTGAGTGTCTATTTCTCCGTCAAAATCATAAGAGCATTTAACTCCATAATGTTCTGCTACTGTTTTATAGATACCTCTATCCTTAAACCCCCTCACAGGGTAGTCTTCTTGAATCTCTAATAAGTTTGCAGTATCCATTTGCACCTCTTCAAAGGTTTCAGTAAGCCCCTCTTTAGAGGCAGATATGTTTTGTTTCGGACAGCTAGGGCTAAAACAAAAAGAAGATCCATCTTCGTAAATTTGCCTATTGTCACTAGAGCCACAATGAT